CACCTTATCCAGACCAAAAATTTTTGGTTTGTCATCTCTAAACATGATAGTGATGTATCTCAAACCATCAGGATCAAAACCCCGTGCCGAAACACCGAACACATTATTTTCTTCGTCAATAAAAGGCAAGATTAGTCTTGGTTCGTCTTTCTTGAAATTTTCGAATTTGTTGGGCAAAACAGTGTTGATCCAAGTTTTGAACTTGGGTGCATAAAACATTCTATAGTGTTGGTGTGATGGAATTTGTCTTTGTTGTATATATTTCTTCACTGGATGATCATATTTCAACTGACTAATTTTCTTGATTTTCTTTAGTGGATTTTCATTAAATACAGGTTTGATTTCTTCCAATTCAGCAGTAACCGGAAGTTCTTCTTTTGGAGTGCCTTTATTTTTATCAATGAATTTTTGTGATATGTATGAGCGATACCCATCTGGATCAATTGATTTCAAAAAATTATTGAAAGAGCGACTTTCACCACAGTTATGACAATAAAAAGTGAAGGATTGTTGCTTGTTTTCTAACAACCAACCCCTTGCTTTTGATTTAGATTTTTGTGAATCGCCACAAAAAGGACATCTGAAATTATACTTATAAGGTGATTTATGAACAATTTTGAAACGTTCAAGACGATTGGAAAGCATCATTACATGCTCTACATCAACATAATCTGCCATGGTATAATCTTTCTCTTTTTATGTAATTAATTATAAAGAGAATATCACATCAGAAATGGTCTGTCAACCCCCAAAAAACAACGCCCAAGGGAAAATAGTAAGTATGAATGCTACAAGTGCGACTGCACCTAAAACATACCATTTCCAGTTTTCTAGTTTGCTAATACGTTGGTTTTGATCTTCAAATTTCTTGTCAAAGTTTTCGTTCATAGACTTCATAGCATCCATAATTTCTTTATGCCTCACATCTCTTTGCTCGTTTAATTCTGCTTTGAAATCTTCCATGCGCTTGTTGAATTCCTTGTGAAAATCCATTTCGTCTTTGTTATGTTGGACGAATTTCTTTTCTAGTATTTCTATTCTTTTTTCGTTATTTTTCAACATTGCTTCCTGAACTGCCAAATTTTTTAATACCTCTGATATCTGACTAACCACACTATCAAACTTGCCAAACAAATTCTCTATCTGGTTTATATCTTTTTTAATAAGGGCAATATCTGTTACTAATATGTTTATATCATCATCCGACATTAAAAAATCTCCCGTTTTCTTTTTATTTATCTGTTATAGGATTGCTGATAAATGCCAATAACAATATTTTGCTGTTGTATTAATGCTCTCAAATCACTAATATTCAAAGATAAATTTTCATATTCAGATGTTGTTAGTCCAATCAAAACTGGTTCTGATCCGGTAGATTGTATTTGCGCAAAAACTTCTTGGTAGTTCTCTTGTGTTATTACAATCCATTTGACATCTCTTGCTTGAACCTGATCAACAACAGGAACAATAGGTGCAGGTCTATCAATAGGGACTTCACGTATTTCTATTCTACTTTCTGGTCCTATATCATTTGTACTACAAGCACTAATTGTTAATATAAGTGTCAAACAAAAAAGGACATTCAGAATTGAATTCTTGACCATTTTGTGCGTTCCTTTCATTATCTGTTAAAGGTGATCCAGACAGTATTTCAAAACATCTCATTGCATTATCAGAAGCATTATTAATTATTCTTTGAACCAATTCTGGTTTAGAGTATGCAAGAAAATTTAAGTCATGTCTACCTAATCTTTCTCTTAATCTAGAATTATCTAATCTAATTATTTGCATTTCAGATTGTGCGTTATCATAATCATCTCTTATTATCTGGTACTCATTATTCAAATAATCTATGGTGTCAGTTTGTTTCGCAACTGCTTCTTCTAATTGACTTTGGTTTTCTTTCAGTTGAATGTTATTTTCTGTCAACTGAATGATAGTATCTTGTGTGTGATTATAATACCAGTAGGCACTTCCACCTATGGTTGTAAAAAGTAAAACCATGAATATTATTATATATGTACGCATTTTACCTCAGTGTCAATTTATTTATTTGTTAATGATATTTATAATCAGAACGGTTTCACCAAAAAAAGACCCCCTAAAAGGAGGTCTTTTCATAAATTATTTTCATGAAAGATTTATTCATCATCTTCCATATCGTCTTCATCTTCTTCTTCATCATCTTCCATATCGTCTTCCATATCGTCTTCCATATCGTCTTCATCATCCATTTCTTCTTCGTTGATGATAGATTCCAATGCAAGACGAATACGTGCTTTCATTTCATCTTCAAGCGCCTCTTTGACTGCCAAAGGGTTCTTGTTGATTGTTTCTGCTACAATTTTATTTACAGACATTTATTATTCCTTTCTGTGATTTTAGTTTATATGTGTATTTATTATTTATACAATTTCGATAACGTGCTTGGTCCAGCAACACCATCTACAGCAAGACCATTTTTTCTCTGGAAATTCTTCAATGCGGCAGAAGTGCCAATGCCAAAAATACCATCTACATTTACACCCAATGCTCTTTGAAGTTTTTCTACTTCTGGTCCTTTTGAACCTCTCATGAGTGTAGTAGTGCTATTTTGAGACTTAGCAGAAGTTCTTGATCCTGATAGAACATTTTTTGCTTTTTCGTATCTTGAAGTTCTATCTGATAGACCTATAGTTCCACCATTAACTCTTTTTGACATACCAACAATATCATTGTTATCTGCATATCTTTCTAGGTTGTTTTCTTTCCAAAACCATAATGCTGTCTCTAGAGAACCTTTTTTGGTATCAATATAATCTGCAACTTCATCTGCGCTTAGACCAATCGTTCTACCAAATGCAGTATAGTTGTTACGTCCCGTCAATTGTTTGACGCCACGTCCGCGAAACTTCCAACCATCACCTTCATGAATATTGCCTAATGCACCGCGCTTTGAACGATTTTTATCCATATAAACATAGTTTGCCAATTTTTCAGGATTTCTTTCATACTCACGTGCTTTGCTTATTGTTTTAAAATATCTTTTACCGAATACCTGCATTAATCTTTCAGCAGAATAGTTCAAGTTTTCTTCTTTTCTTTTATAGTCAACAGATTCATGCCCTGTCTGTGCCATGAAACCAGCAATACGATTTGGTGTATTTATATCATACTTGTCAAAAAGTTCTACTGCTACTTCATACCATTCTCCTGCATTACGGTTTGAAGAAAGTATTTGCTTAAATTGATCTAATGTTATTTTCATGTTTTTTCCCCTAATATCTTTCTCAATGACTTGGGTTTTCCTTTTTTATTTTTCTTTTTGTATCTGCGCATTTGTGCTGGGGTAAGTCCTGGTTCACCATCTGGACCAACACCGATACCTGCAATGTGACCTGAACCAGCAGAAACTGTAGGTTCTTCGCTCAAAAAATTTTCCAAAAGTGCATTTTTACCCTTGACATTTTCATTTTCGATGATATAATCAACATATCGTTGCAGGGAGATTATATTAGATTCATATAGCTTAGCTGATTCAAATGAATCAATTATTTCTTCTGTTAACATTGATTCATTTGAAAAATGGTTCCATTCTTTTATCAACCATAATACTGCCGCATATGATGCAAGTCTAGATTTACCACCTGGAAGTTTTTCAAGCATTTTCTTTAATTTTAAAACTAATAAATCAAATACACCAAATGCATCTCTTTGTCTTTGTAATCTACGCTCTTTTTTTGGTATTAAAATGTTACCATCTTCATCAATAATACCTTGTTTGAACGCCTCCCATTCACTGAAAGGCGTTGCTAATCTTCGTATAAATTGATATACCAAAAATAAGTCAATCATAGTTTTAGTCCGTGTTTTTTAGGATTTTTGATATCGCATCATCAAATTTGGATTCTTCTTTGATAAACTCTCTTGCAGGTTTACCATCTTTACCTTTGATCATATTCATACGATATTTGCCAGATTTCAATCCTTCAACACCAGTATCTTTCCAGTCATTATTTGTTTGCTTTGAAAGGAATGCCCCTTTAGCATTAACATCTTTGAATGACTTCACTTGAACTTTATTAGATACTGTCTTTCCAGCACCCGCTGGCATTGATTTGTAAATAGAAACTGTTGCTTCATCAAGTTCATTAGACTCAAATCTTTTTTTCAAATCTTTTAGGACAGAATCAAGTTTAGAAGAACTGACACCATATTTCATGATAGCATCTTTTCTTGACATTCCTCTAACTAGAATATCTTTTGCTGCTGCTTCTGCTTTTCTTTGTTGAATATTACGATCTGCTTCTTCCAATTCAACAGACTCTTTTGCCAATTGGAAACTTGCGTTTTTCATAATATTTTGCAATCCAGCAACTTGATCAGGTGTGAATGATTTGTTTTTAATATAAAAATCTACAAGACCATTGCCGAATTTTTTTGCTTTTGCATCTTTACCATTTGCTGCAAGTGCTTTTGCCGCTTTTAGAACATCAGCATCAGACATTTTTGCTTCATCAAGTTCATTAAATGTTGAATAAACTGTGCTTTCTTTCTTCATTGTTTTAGAAATCGCTGCACGTCTTTTTTTCAAATATTGATCTGTTTCATCACTATCACCATCATTGTCAATATCAGAGTCACCTTTACCTACTGGATCAAGTCCTTCGCCATCATCTTCTTTATCAGTTGCTTTTGTGTATTTTTCTTGTTCACCTTGCTCACGCTTTTTTGCTTCGTCAAGTTTCTCTAGAATTGCTGCTTCGATAAGTTCTTTAAAATCCATATCATATCTCCTTTAATTTATTTTTTATGTTTTGATCGGATGCTATTCCATTAGTATTTATAATTATTCCGTTGTATTCAACTGTTTCTGGTAAAAAGTTTAAAAATTCTATGAATGGTTTTATCATTCCATGGTATTCTTCTAGACGCATGAATAACATATTTGTTGCTCCTAAACCGAAACAATTATAGATAACAATGATATGATTTAGAACAAGTCTTTCTTTCAAATCACCACATTGCAAATACCTATTAAGTAGTTTTCTTATATACTGAAATCTTTTTAAATCTTCTTCAAATTCTGATTCATCATGGCAATGTGGGTTATCGTAACTATTTGCCGCATATAAAAGAAATGTCGATTCTTCCAATTTCATTTAAAAATCCTATTATTATAAAGTAAAAGTGATGGAAGAAATAAATCCCCCATCACTACAATTTTGTTTTTATGCAGGGTCTGCTACAACAGTATCTTCAACTGCGGTATTTCCTGTAACACCAGCATCACCAGCATCATCAGCACTAACTTTCATTGGAATAAGTGTTTCCACTTTGTGTCGTGTATCTCCCAATGCGTTTGTATATGTGGTATAAGTATTCCAACCTGGTGTGACAATACCTTTATCACGGTTGCTTTCGACCTGTGCTTCGCCAGTGTCTACCAAATATACGTTTTCTTTTTCTGCATCTGTTAGATACTTAGGTGCATCTGCAAGAGTGTCGGTTTTTCCCCAAAGACTCATTTTTTCTCTCCTTGTTTATTAGATTATTGGATATACATATTAAGTTCGTAACGACCTTCATCATAATAAACTTGCATGTGAAGTTTTTGCTTCACAGGTTTTCCTTTTTTCATTAGGTCAATTGAATATGAATTTGTTTTACCTTTAGATGGTTTTCTTGGACCTAGTGATACCTTTTCGTCCCAATCATCTTCGTCTACTTCATAACCACGTTTTTCAGCAACACTCCACGCATGTTGAACAGCAGACGAAAATGTCTTGTGGTTAATTGTATAATCAGATGCTTCTTCCAAATTTTCATTTACTAATTTTGAACCTTCGTTTGTCAATTTCAACTTGACAACAGCAATAGGATATTTGTCATCTTTTTCGCCAACTTCTATGAAACCGCGACCTTTCAGACTATATATCGCTTTATACATATCTTCGCCCATTCCAGTTCGCAAATCAAATTTCACATTAGTCCATTTTTTGTCAACCATTTTCAACAATCTTTTTTGCCCAACAGAAAGAGCATTTAGAAGACCCAATTTGTTTTCATTAACATATGAAGCACTTGAATCTTCATTCAAAATAGCATCAATCTTTGACTTGTTCTTGCTGAAATAGTCCATCAATTTCTTTTCAAGATCAGCATCATTTTTATACTTCGTCTTGCGCATTTTTGCTTTTGCATTTCGCACCTGATAAGAATTAGTAGACATCTCTAAAGTCCCACTATCAATTCTAAACATCACATGAAATGGTGAATTCATAGCGATATTGTTTGTCCATGTTTCTTTAGGTCCAAATACTTTTAAAAAGTATGTTGGTTCTCCACCACCCAAAGTGCTTTTACTTGCAGATACTTCAAAACCATATTTTGATTTAATTGCATCAGCAATCTTTTGTAGTGTATCTGGGTTCTCCAAAGATTCTTCTAGTCGAAAAATTCCAATATTTTCAACCAACTGCTTATATGACTTCATTTATCTTTATCCTTAACTTGTTGTTGCTTGGTATTATTCTATGATAAACCATTTTTTCTATATGTATCGTATCACCTTTATTTATAACAAAAGGCAATTCGTTGTCAAATTGTAATTTCCAACCATTGCCTTCTAAAACTTCAACTACTCTGGTTTCTTTATCTCTGTGCCAAACATATTCTTCTGAATCTGTTACATCAGGATTGAATATTCTTATCCAAGAATTATCTGATATGTAATGATCGTCGTATGGTTTACCAATAGAAATTTCCGCCATTTTTCAATCCAAGTTCTTTTGCGTATTTAGGAAGATTACAACTCCAATATCCAGCAGTTGTTTTATCTTTTTTCAAATGACATTGATGTCTTGCAGCAAAAGATTTTCTTGCTTCCAAATCATCAAAATTAACATCAAGTCCGGTAGTATCACCAAATGTTACTTTTTTAACAGAATCACCATCTTTTACATATACATAAAACTTTTTGGGTCCACCTCTTTGTGGTTTGTTCAATTCGACTTTTTCTTCCATCATAGGAATATCCAATGGGACAATGTTGCCTTCGTATTCTGCATGTTTGCCTATATCAGTTTCTAACAAATCTATATCAAATTGGTCTGTTAACTCTAAAACCCCTTCGTTATATCTGTTACGTGCTTCTATGAAAAAATTGTTAAAACCCTCACTGTGTGGTCTAAAAATACAGTTCGCAAGTGGTATACCATTTTCTAAATGATAGTCTAATGCTTTGTTTATAGTTGTTTCATCTAAGAAATTTTTGAAAGAAATCATTATCAACCTTCATTTTTAAAATATTGAACTCTGCGTTCTGCTTTAGAAACCCACCCCTTAGAAGGTTTTCCATCACCATCATAATACTGTAAAACTTTTGATGGATCATTGCGACTGACCAATGCCCATTTGGTTTCACCTTCTGGTGTTTTTACTTTTTTCACTATTTCATTCAATTCTGAGAATTTTCTAAAAGATAACATTTAGTTTAACCACTATATGAAGAAGGGCTGTCGTATTCGTCATACTCATAGTCATCTTGGTCTTCATAATCTACTCTCATATTTGTGCATACAGATGCAAGTTCGTCAGATGCTTTTACAATAGCACTAATTTGCCATCTTTGTATAGAACCGCCATTTTCAAGCATGTCTATGATATTATTTGCAGCATTGATTGCTATCTTCAATTCACTCATAGTCATTTCGTCACCTTCATAGTAATCACTATCTTCTGAAATGCCCACTTTTTTGAATTCTTTAAAACTTTTCATTTTTGCCTCTGTATTAAACTTTAACTACTGGATTTGGTGTTCTGAAATCTTTTTTTCTCATGATTGTTTTTGCAATAACATCAAGTTCATCATTTTTTCTGTCATATTCAATAGCAATAGGCATGTTCAATTGTGACTGAATATCTTTCAATACAATTTCTGCATCTTTGTGCTTAGATAGAGTGCTGCCATTCTTTTTTACTTGCATGTAAAGTTTTTTAACCATCTCTGCCAATTCTTTCAAATTGATACATGGGTTATTTCTTTCATCTGACATGCGTTCTCTGAAATGCTTTTTACCAAAGTCAAAATCAATTTTATATGCTTTGAATAATTTATCTACAACACTCTCAAATGCCTTTAACTGTGATGTGGTGACAATTGGGCATGTTTCATCTCTTTCACAAACAAGTTCAAATGCTTCATATAATTTTTTATTGAATGATTTTGGGTATTCATTCATCAGTGTAATTAGATTTTTTGCACTTGCGTTCACTTCATACACATCAATGCCTCTACCAAGATTAACATATGCTAACCATCTGTGGTGCCCATCAATAACATATCCATCTTTAGAAACAACAATAGGTTTATCTGGCATATCACCAGACTCTATATCATCCATTGCTTTTTGGATTTTTTCTTTATCGAATTCTCCTTGGGTTGCTTTCAACTTTCCAGCGTCCAAAGTTTTCTTGACAGTGTTTACTTTTTTACCTTTCAAAAACTTGAAGAAGTCTTGCAAGTCTTTTGATTTGATTTGTGGCATATCCTGTCTGGGAATATCCATAGTATCTTTCTTTGCAGGGACGTTCAATTCTGAAACATATTTCTTGAAACTTTTCATTTTATTCCTCTTTGGGTGTGTCTTTTTTGTATATTTTAACTAGACTATTGGTGCCTTGTTCTCTATCAGAAGGAGTGTTGCTTTCAAATGCTACACCTTTTCTGGCGTGCTTCAATTCATCTTCACATGAACAATCTTCGCCTTCATTCATTCTTTCTTTTCTATAGAGTTTTTCTAGTTCTCTTCCATTCATGCCAATATTATATGATTTGGCAATATCAAATGCATAACTACCAATACTTTGTTTGCTACCCCTTGATTTTACCATTTTTTCAATTGCATCAAGTGCCATGTTAACAATTCGATCTTTTGCTTTCATGTTTATTTTTTTCAACACTTCTGGTGATGGTGTTAATCCAAATGCCTCTACAATTTCATTAACCAAAATTTGTTCATCTAATAATATATCAACAGATTTCATGGCATAAACAAATGGATTTGTGTTTATTTTATCATCCCATTCATTTATTGCATCATCAAACATTTTTTTAACATCTTCTAATTTCACATCAAATGCTATTGATCTTGCTTCAAGATCATCATGTATATTTTCCAAATTTTCTATAAGATTATTTTCGTTAACAACTTTTCTATACATTTTGAAACGTCTGTCTACTTTTACTTTGTTTTCTTTTGTGAAAAGTTTGTGAAATCTTTTTTTACGTGGCGCTTCCATTTCTTCTGGAACACAGTTAGGAACTTCTTTATTTCCTTTTTTCTTCATACCAATTTGTTGATAACCATCCCAACATGGATCATCTTTTGCTTCATCAAACACGGAATAATCTTCGTTTTTCTTACCACCTCTAAGTGCAGCAAGTCTTTCTACTTCTGCTTTTCTAACAGAAGGAAGTTGCTTCTTTGCAATTCTCTCAATTGCTTTTGGTGATATTTTCTGCATTCTCTTATCAAGAGTCATTTTTTCAGCAGGTGTCATTTCACTGTATTTTTTATTGCGCATCAATCTTTGACGAATAATATTTCTCGCCTTTTTTTGTGCCCTTGTTTTGAGTTTTTCTTTTGACGCTTTACGCTTTTGCGCTCTTTTCTTTGCCATTTGTATTTTTCTGGCATAACGGCGCATTGTTTTGCCTCTTTGTCTTCTTTGAGCTAAATTTAAAGGTGCTGCTTCATCCAAAAGACCTAATGCTATTTCTTTAATTTTTTCTTCCATTTTTTGTTCCAATGTTGGTTCAAGGTCAATATACTTTTCTGGGTTGTGTTTGCCAACCTTTTTGTCTTTCTTTTTGTCTGCATCTTTTGACTCTGGCATGACTATCCTCTTGTGATAAAATGATTGTTTATTATTATTTATAATTTAAATTATTTCTTGTAATTTTTGTCAAAAGACGTGATGAATTTATAGTTTCTTGCTGATGCAGAACCCCAAATAGTAGATTCACGCAACCATCCCATGGCAGGAGTTGGGTCCATTATGGATAATGGTATTTTAGACTTTCTCATTTTTAAGAAATATATATTGTCAATTGCGCCTTGAACGCCTTTATGTTCAATTTCATCTATTAGTGATTGTGCAGTCACGTGTGTAATTGCATAAGAATGCGCACCTTCATGACCCAATATAGGGAAGATACGTCTTGGTGGACCTGCGTTTACATGATCATATTCACTTGGATTTTTTAATTTATACCCTAATACCACAATTTGATTATCTGGTATGTCTATTTCAATTTTATGCAACATTATAGCATCATGTTCCAGTATAATAGCACATTCTTTGTTATCAGCAATTTTTTTCCATATTGCTGCATGTCCAGATGTTGCTAATTGTGCTTTATTTGACGAATTTCTTCTGATTATTTTATTCTTTAGACCAATAGTATTCCATGCATGGTTTGCATCTACATCATGAAACCAATCAAAATATTCCCACTCCACACCGACTTTTTCACATGAATCTGCGCAATCTTTTGCATATTGTTTTGATAAAGGTGCATCTATTCTTAATATATATGCCTTTATTGGTTTCATTTTTTGCCTCCCACCAATTCATTATATTTGATGAAATCCTGTTCGTAATATTCCATTACAGCGTTTTCTGTCTTTTTGTCGTAATACAAATCAAATATTTCTCCTTTGGGTCTCATATTTGATTTGAAGTTTTGTAGACCACCAGTTACGATTTTTACTTTTTTTCTTTTAGCAAATTCTTGGACATATTGATGCAAATTTTCATAAACCCACCATGTACCCACATCATCCCCATCAACTTTCAAGTAATCTGTTTGCAGAATGTGATTTGACATATCACGATAATGAAATCCTTTTTCGAAATGTTTTCTAAAAGTTTCTGGTCTCTTATCGTTGCTTTGTCTTTGAAGAAAAAAGAAAAGACTTAACTGTCTTTCAAATGGATTGCGTATGACGCCAATATTTTCTTTTTTCAATAAATCATCTTTAGTTATGATATTGTTGTCCACAAGTTCTTGCATAGTAAGGTGTATAAAACGGTATTGCTCTCTGTACTTATTAATAAGAGATGATGGTACATTGTGTGATCTAATACCAGCATCATTTACTTCTGTATATTTGTCATTTTGACTGCAATAATTTTTAACAAAAAAATGTGCAAGACTAGAACTTGCATTCTTAGGTATTCTCACATATGTAAAATTGCATGTATCACATATCACCATAATTATTCCTCACTTTAGTATAATTTCATTGTTGAAGTCTGTTTTCATCATTCCTTTGTTTTGTCTGTGGTAATGAATGAAATCTTGATTGAATCTTTTTTCTTTGTCTTTTCTTGTCAAATGGTAATTGAAAGTATCTGGCAATGCATTATATCTGTTCACATGCCTCACATAATAGTTGACAAATGCTTGGTCAAAATTACCCAATGACGTATAAACCACATCATTCGTATTGAATATAGTCTTTATGTCTTTAAGGTAATCTTGTAGTGGTTTATACTCTTTTCTTGGAAATACTACTACACCACTATTTATGTGACCTTTGTCAATCCAAAACGAAAAGTCTCTGGCACCACCCTTGTTCAAATTTTTCATGCGATTTTGAGTATCCATAAAATTGGCAGAAATCCTATCATCTGGAACATGCTCAAATATGTTGCGAGTGTTTTGCGTAACAAAAATATCACTATCCACGAAACACACTGCATCATACTCATGAACCCAATTTTCGAAAAAAGGTTCGAAAATACCAAAAAACGGGGGAAGGTCAAATGGTAAATCCCCACTCAATAAACGATATTCAATCCCATACTTCTCACAATATTTTTGCATGTTTCTTTGAGAAAGTTGATGATATGGGTAATCAGTTTTTATATAGTGATTTGTTTTTACTTTTGGTTCTTTGTAGTATTGATAAATTAAGTATTTCATCACAAACTCCTAAATTCTTCGAAATTAATTTTATCCCAAGGCAACACTGAATTTTCGTCATTAGAAAGATTCAAGAGTTTGCACCCATTACTTCTTTCATCTAATCTGGTCAATAACGTCTTCATTATGTTTGGGTCTTTTTTATATGCTTCAATGTTTCTGAACTGATATAAAGGGTCAGGAATGCCTCTTTTCTGCATGTCATACCCAACCCCATAAAATGCCGTAGAACCGTCTTGTTGGGGAGTATAATTCATGTCAAACCCTATATAACCAATATGGGTAGGTTTCAAATAATGTAATGCCCAATATGATACTGTGAAATATATCGGTAATCCTAAGAATATCCTTGCTCTTTTCCAAAGCATATCAGACATGCCAACATACGAATCTTCATAATTCATATCACCACCAACCGAACACACCTTTTGATTATCTCTGGTTTTTGTTATTTCTTTTTTGAATGGATAATCACCAGAATGTATCAAATAATCCCACTTATCTGTACCTTTCCATATATTGTTAACACCAACAACTGTAATACCTTCTGTGTTCCAATCATTTATTTGTTTCATATTAGGACCACTACCAACACATATTACTTTCATATCAAATTCCTTATCTTACAATACGACAACACTTAACTGGAACATTAACACCAGTAGATGCGGGATAAACTTTTTCTGCTACTACTTCTAGTCTAGATTTATTTTCATTGAAAGTTGCTTTCACATTCTTGTTTTGTAAATCATCTATCACAACATATTCAATAGTTGATTTGAATGCTAGTTTCAAATCATTTTGGATATAAGGTAAATCATGTGAACCGTCAATAAAGAGTATGTCATGACCATTTATTACTTCTGGTTTCAAATCTAAAGAATTTGCTTTTGTAAAACTAAAGCGTTCTCCGAATTTACTTTTCACTATATCGGCATTTTTTTGTGTTATTTCAAACATACAAATGTCATATGAATGAACGTATACATCATCAAATAGCGATAGAATGATAGAACTACTATGTCCTGCATTAAAACCAATTTCCATAATTTTCGTAAAATTTGTTTTTTGTTTCACATCTTTCCAGAACTCTATTACATTATTGTTTGGAACCATGTGCCCTGTGCCACCATCTGGCAACCATGATAAATCAACCATATTTATTCTCCTTTCAAATAGAACATGAATTATTTATACATATAAAAAAAGGCAGGGATAAAACCCTGCCTTTCCAATACATTTTTAGAACAGTTTATACCCAACCTCTTAGGTTTTTGTTCATTAATTTTCTTTGTCTACGTTCTAAATCTGCAAGATCAACTGATTTTGCTAGATATTCTTCTTCCATTTTTCTGGTATGGTCTTGTGTAATACTTTTAAAAAAGTTCTTGATTTTATCTAACATTTTTATTTAATCTCACCAAATCTCCATTTTCAATTGCTTTGAAAACAGTATATACAGATTCATTTCTGTATTCTGTTCTTTGTATCATTTCAGCAAGTTTCATATTTACTGATCGTTGTCTTGCTACCATCAAAACATTAAAAGCATTTTTGATCATAGACCATACTTTAGAACCAAAGTGTGGTTTATTTTTAGATACTGACATTTTTTATTTTACCTCTTTAACTTTTTTGACAATCGGTGCTTCTTCTTCACTGTAATATGGTATATGAGACATGAAAGTCACTCCTTTTTTCTGCATTGCAGCATTATTTATACAGCAAATACAGAAAAAAGGTATGTTAAGTAGGAATGACTGTTATGCGTTATTTTTTATCTGACCTCAATCCAACCAAGCGAAGCCCATGCATCTTTGTCGTCATTTGTTGCAGCAGCGGCAATCAAAAATATCTCTGATGTATCTCCAAGTGTCGTAGTAGTTTTTCTTGCAAGCTGAGTAATCGCTTTTTCAGGGAAAGTCAATTTTGCACCCATTTGTTTTTCAGAAACGAATGTTGTGCTTGCAACTTCCCCACCAGTAAAACCTGTTGCCGTAATATTATACTCTATTGGTGATTCTGGACTAGGACTCACCCATGTCCCACCAGTTACCGTAGTTGGTCTTTCAATAATCTTAACAAACATATCGGTTTTATCTAATAGACCAGCAGCATATTCATCTGGAATGACTACAGAGTTTAAAGCGGTAGATTTTAATCTGATAGCAATAATTGGATAGAATGTCCCAGCAGTAGCAAGATTATATCCTGTTACTGGACTTGAAATACTCAATTGTCTACCTAATAGAGTAGTCGTGCCTTCTGACAAGAATGAATGTGATCCTTGAAGCATAGTGTGAGTACCAGTAGCACCAGTCACGTTAGTCAACTCATATCTAATTGGAAATGCACCATATGCCGCCCAAGTGTGATCGTGAATATTAGCATGATTTGCTTTGTGAACAGAATGTGCGTTATTGTTGACAACAAACTTCCACTCCACTTGACCAGCACCATACCATTCATATTCGATAACCATCATTTGAATGTTTTCATAGTTGATAGTAATTCCACTAGGACCAGTGCCGTCTAGTTTATCATCTGACCAATCTGCTCTTGCAGTTCTTTCTTCAATAACCCCACCCGCAGTGTTTCTGCGTATTACACAAAAGTAATCTGTACCATCATGCTCAAAGTAAGCACCATTTAGTTGATCAAATACACCAACTCTAGTTCGAATACCTTCTGCTACGCCACTCAAAATAACAGAAAATGATGCTTCATTTCCACGGCCTGGCAAATATCTTTGAACACGCCTTGTTTGGCGAATAATTTCATCACCAGCATCTGAACCAACAGATAGTTGAACCATTCCTAGATAAGGTTGGTGTGTAGATGATGCCGTTCCAGTGATCTTTTCATCAAAGTCATTTTCATTTTTACTAAATGGAAATGTAGCAAAGTCTGTAATTTCATATGTAGAAACTTTACGACGATTATGGGAAGTGTGTTGAACAGTGTCATCATCTACTAAAAGAACCTGTTTACCCCAAGGATTTGCTGTGGTTCCAACAATAGGAATTGGATTACCTTCATCGTTTTTAATTTCTTGGTTATTGTTAAATAAATGACTCATACTATTCTCCATCCGTCTCTATAAATTAATGTGATTGAACCGTTATTGATTTGTAATGTAAATCCGCCAGCATCATTATCTACTGTGCCAAGTACGGTAATCGGGTTTGTTTCTGCCGCACCACTTTCGTCTTTGATATAAAGAAGTCTACCATTTACAACGTCAACTGAGGGCAACGTTATTTCAACTGCACCTGCATAATTTATGCCAATATATGAATCTGTAGGTGTCAGTGTATATGTTGCATCTGTTACTGATGCCGTTGTTACTGATGGTAATTTAGAAAATACAAATTTTCCTGTAGATGCCTTGTAGTTTAGATATCCTTCATCTATAATAGATGATCTATCAACGTCATCTAAATAGCGAAGTTTGACTTCACCACCACCACCGATTGTTGACATTTGTTGTTGTATTTTTGATAAAAATGTGCTGTAATGATTTTGTAAATCTTCTAATGTGGCATAGTTTTTCCCATTAAAAGGCGTCAAAGGATCGACTGTTTTAACTTTGTCGCCGTACACCCCTAATGGAGTATATGTTTCACTTTCTGTAATCTCTGGTTTTTTTTCTGGGGTATTAATTATATTATTTAATATATTTTCTACTGAATTATTTTCTTTCAATGGTGGTTGAGTAACATCTTCATTAACAGGATTGTTCGATGCCACATCTTTTTTCATTTCTTTAGAAACCATGCTAAGAAATTCTGCTAATTGTTCTTTTGCCTTATTATTCATTGAAAACCTCTAATATGTTGATAGAGGGTCATAAAAGACCCTCTATTTTATATTTATTTATAATAGACTGCATTTACCATTGACATTATTGATCAATTGTCGTTGACCATTGTCGTATATCAGGCAACATGTTTGTGTCCATGATGATGGTCCTCTATTATATCCCATATTGAGATTAGATAGTGTTCCCACTCTGAATACACCACGTTGAATTGCAGCGGTATGATTATGACCAATTACACAATTACCATATATCTTTTCCAATCCATTAAGTGATGGTTTCGCGCCATTCAAACCAAGATCACCATGAGAACCACATTCAACATCTGCAATCATAGATGTATCATCCCTTTGCAAGAAGTGCCAATTACTTGGGATTTCTTTTCCAGAAACTTCAAACCCCTTTGCAAGAACATCACCTTTTTCAAACAAGGAAGTTGCTATTTTCAAACTAGCAAGATGGTTTTCTGGATCACTGATATATCTACCGTCTTTTAAGTATCTATCAAGAAATTCATCATGATTTGACTTGACAATATACACATCTTTTGCTTTAGTTTTTTTGCTAATATTATCAACTAAATCAAAGGTTTTCTGCAATTCTTCTATAAGATTAGACAATCCTTTGCCACTTCTTGATGC